GTGGTGAGCGGCGTTCCTGATGTCCAGGACGTGGCGACGCTTGAGGTTCTGGGAAGTCATGACTTCGATAGGATTCCTGAACAAGGCATTCGTCCACAGCGTTAGGTTCACGAAGAAGTTGGAGCAGGAAGTGGGTCGTGCCCCGCTCTCCTGGATCGCGTCGATGCTGATCCTTGCCTTCTTCATCCATGGCGTGTCCTTCTCGTCAGACGCGTTGGTCGAAACCTTCGCGGTGAGCTTCTTCTTGCTCATGCCACTGACGTTCTGGGACACCTGCTTCGGCGCGGGACCGTCGGGGTAAATCGTATCCACCATGGCCTTCCAGATAAACTGGAAGGCCTGATTGGTGGTACAGTCCCTTACGGTTGCCGAGCAGGTAGTGTCCCATGCGGACCCGTCGCCTTCTATCGCGACGCCACAGAACCCCCCTTGCTTGTGGGTGTCCTCGACGAATTCCGCCATCGCATGGACTTTGTCCTGATGCTTAATATGCATCAGGTTACACCACTCGCCCTCAGCCGGCAAATCGCCGACGTCCGAGCGGAGCGTGAATACCAAGTCCTCAAAGCATCTGCACACCAGCAAAGAACAGAGCTGATTGTATTCGCCGCAATTCAGAATAATCCTTGCTGATTTTCCTGAACGCGCCGTCACTTCTGCTTTGATTTGTGCGACGACCTCGTCCAAATCTTCCCTGCCGCTCCGCAAATCGTCCATCGCGTGCGCGAACCGGGCAGGACTCCAAGAATTGGACTTCAACTCGTCGAAGATGGGATGGTCAACCATCCACTGAAGCACCTTCTCTTTCGTGAAGGCCGACTGACATATCTTCGTGACGTACTCATACAAGCGCGCACGCTCCTTGGAGCTTACGGTGAGTGGCCTTTGCTTCATCTCTATGCGCTCTCGTAGGGCCCTCGCCATGCTTGCGATTGATCTTGCGTGGCACGTCACCCCCGCTATCATGGGACCGATCCTAACGGCTATGACTTCATCCATTTTGTCGTTGATGATGTGCTCAGTCCCTGACGGCGTTGTTACTATGTTCAGTCCGCCGAGCTCCGGCGCCTTATACAATATCGAGTTCACGGGGAGGTTCGCGATGAGCGACTTGCACTTTTCGTAATGGCACGACTCGCCTCGAAGGACGTACATGCCGTCCTTCGCCATCAGCTCGTCAAACATTGCCTGTGCTTCTGCGGTAGATTGCAGAACCTTTCCACCCGTGAATTCGACATAAGCGCCCATGCTCTTAGTCTTCCCGAAAACTGCTTCCTTCCATGCCTTGAACCGTTGAGGTTTCTGATTCTCCACCACGAGGCGACACATCACTTGACTGATGGCGGTCGGCAAAATCTGTAGGCAGGCGTACATAGCCTTACTACCTTGATCGTTGGCGGCGAATAGTTCCCTCTCCTGGCCTCTCAAGTAGTTCGTGATAGACTCATGGATCGTCTGCTTGTCCTTGTCCATTTGGATAGCGTACAATCCAGCGATCTTCACGAACAAATCGGATGGGATGTGAA